TGTTTGCAAGGCATTGAAAAATGAATACAAGAGTTTTGGTTTTACGACCAAACAATTCAATGCCATCAAGGAAACCTACCTCGCAAACGCAAAATCTTCGGATTACAATCACTTGGTTGCAGTCTCTTTCGAGATGATTGAAAAAATCAATCGTGCAACCCTTCAGGTGGAGGAATGTAAAAATGGTTAAGGTCGGAGACAAAATCAAAATCATTTCGATGGAGGGTGAACCCCAATATACAGGGAAAGAAGGTGTTGTTGATTGCATCGACGATGCTGGACAAATCCATGGAACTTGGGGTGGGTGTGCAATCATTCCTTCCGTTGACAAATACGAAATCATCAACAATCAAACAAAAGGATAAAATATGTCTGAAAACAACAACGCAAATTTTGATTGCCTTGCAATCACCAATGTTCAGGTCTTTCCGTTTAAAGAGAGTGCAACCTTGGGGCATGTCCTCGCACTTGCAACAATCGTCATCAACGACCAACTCATGATTCGTGGATTGAGAGTCATGCAGGGTGAAAACGGATTGTTTGTCGGATATCCAATTGACCCCTTTTTCAAGGGTGATGCATTCCGCAGTCTTGTTTCTCCGATAACAAGGCAACTTCGGGAACACATTGACAACTGCGTGATTGAAAAATATCAAGCATCAATCTAGGTAAATCAAATCACAATTAAAGACCGTAGAAGTCATTCTACGGTCTTTTCTTTTTTTGTCGGGTAGATTGTCAACCCCTGCCTAAAAATCCCTTCAAAACCCCATTCTCGTCATTTTTGAAAGATTTTAGGCAATTTCCCTATAAACCACCCATAAATGATGATTGACGGGTTTTCGGGGGGTGACCGAGGGTTTTATTGATTTCTTGCGAAAACTCCCTCAAAATGTCTTTAAAATGGGTTAAAACCTGTCTTAATACAGTTTTACCCAATGGCAACGGCAATTATACTTTCCGTTCCCTGTCGGGTACATGACCGTAAAAAGTGGGTTTTGTTCCATTGTAGGTTGCACCATTCATTGCCCTGCATTTTTCACAACAATTTGGATTTGCGACAAAAATCCATTTGTGGTGACTTCCACCTCTCTTGACCATATCACGCAACTTCATATTATTCCCCCAACATGAATCTTATCTTATAACGATTTGTTGCATCTTCCTTTTCTTTCTTCTTCAAGTCGGATTTCTCCTTCTCGTTGATTTTATTTACAAGATAACCAACCGCAGGCACGGTACTCACTTTTGATTGGTCATAACCATTGTCTCCGTACTTGTTCGTTGCCCAGTTCTTTGAGAGGATTTCTTCATAAAGTTCTCTTGCAGTTTTTCCATCTTCAACTTTAGAGTAATCGGAATTTCTGTACAGGTCAAGCAATTCCTTCTTTGCATCAGGATTGTTTGAAATCAATTTCTTTTCAGAATCAGTTGCCTTTTTCATGAAGTTTTCAAACTTCTCTGCAAAGTTCTTTCCTTTCTGTTCGGCAATCTTTGGCAATATGTCGGTATATTCAACAGGAATGTCTACACTTGATTCGAGTGCTTTGTATTCCTCTTGCGTTAGACTTCCCAACAAATCCTTTTCCTTTTGTCTGTTCTTTTCAAGGGTCTTATAGGAGTCTCGAACCTCATTGGCAATTTCCTTTGTTGTCTTACCATCACCCCAATCAAAAAACTTGTTGAGCAAACCCCTGTCAGGTCTTCCACTTCCACCCATCATTCTGCTGATTGATGCAGGGATTCCCTTCATGAGTATGGGTGCACCCATGTTGACCCCTGTTCCTTGCACAATGTCACCTGTCGAAAACTTTGATCGGTCATTGTTCTCGTCATCATAGGCAACGGCATCAACCGTTTCGAACAATGCAGGGTTAATTGCATTTTCCGTTGTATAAGTCAGACCCCTTCCAAATCCACCAAGACCTTTAAGAAATGCACCGACCTTCGGAATCATCCCTGCAATTCTTCCGTATGGAATCATGTAGGCAAGATTTTCAAGGACATCCAACCCAATGTCTTTGGCAGAATCGTCTTCACCACGCATTCTTGCTTCATAAGTTCTTGGGGTAAAAACCTTTTGAAGTGTGTTCGTGCCTAACATGGCATCTTCTCTTCCTTTGGTTGTACTTTGCTTTTCCAATTCCTTAAGAAGGGTCTTGTAAGGAATTCCATTTGATTCGGCAACATTCTTAATCACGGAACTTGGCAACGACATCCATTCGTCAAGAATACCATCATTGTTAAACATCTTTTTCAAATCAAGTGGTTCTGAAACCCAATTAGGTTCAGAACCGTTTGACATTTTCCAAAGTTCTGAATTATGTGGCAACAGTTTCGATACGACATCATGATTGACATAAGACCACATCTTCAATTCGTCATCGGAAAGGTTGTCAATGTTTTCAACCATTTTCAAAAGGGTTGTTTCTTCTGGACTTCCTTTCTTCCACAACGATGCTGATTCCAATAATTCGTCTTTTAACTTTTCTCTCGAAATTGTTGCCATGTTAAATCATCCCTTTGTCTTTGAGCAATGACCATTCATTCTTATTATTGTCCTTCCAATATTTTTTCTCGTCAGGACTCATCTTGCCGTATTTGAGTGCATCTCCATCAAGTCTTGATTTGTGTTTTCCCATCAAAGCATTCATTTCATCCTGCGTCCACGAACTCTTTGACATCAATTCGGAGAAGGTCAACTTGTTCGCATCATCCCTTGCGTTATTTCTTTGAATCTGTCTGTTTATTGAGTTGCTTTGGTTTGCCTGAATGCGTTGTTCATCAATGGTTCTAATGGTTGGGAATTTTGCAATAAGATTTTCCTTTACAGAACCTTCAGGAAGATTCATTGCTTCTGCATAAAGTTGTCCTTTGCGTTCCATTGTAAGATTCGGGTCATTCAACTGATAAGATATGCTTCTTGCCGTTTCCACACTTGGGTCAACTTTCTGTTCAATAATTTCCTTTGGTATTTCAAAGTGAGGTTTACCGAGTATGTCTGCAATCCTATTTCTTGCCTCAATCTGCTTTTCCAAGATGTACATCTGTTCTCTTACGGAATCACCGTCATTCTTGCCCCTTGCCATCCTGATTTCATGCAAGGTGTCTCGAATTTCTTGATCGGATGTTGCAAGAGATTCCTCGGTTGTCTTCCTTGCTTCTGCATCCGCATTGTTTCTCTGTTGGATTGCGTTGTTTTTCGCATCCATCCTTTCGTTCTGCCATCTCCATTGAATGAGTGGGGACTCGTCCTTCTTGATTCGTCTTGCCCTATTTGCGGCAATTTGATTTTCAAGGTCTTCTTTGTTTGCCTGACCGTCATAATTCTCGATTAGGTTTGCCAATTCCCTGTCAAGAAGGTAATCATGGGTGGTTTGGATTGAACTTCCGAGATTTCTTGCGAGTTCATCGTATGCCTTTTGCTTGTTTTCCAAATTGCTTTTCAAGATTCCTGAAAAATCGGCAACCTGTGGAAAATTCCATTGAATGTTTAATGCCATGTTCTTACCACCTTAAAATTAGAGAGCAACCAATCCACCAATGAAATTTGAAATCATATTTTTAATCGTTCCCTTTAACCCATTTTGTCTATGGTTGTCAAGTGCATTGTAATCAAAGGCAATTCGATTTGGTGCAGGAGTGGGTTTTGTCGTTACGGTCTTTGGTTCAGAAAAATCAAATGTATTGTCATTTGATTCTTCGATTTCTGCACCCTCAACATCATTTTCAATATCGTCATCTTCATTTTGAATTTGAGCAAGTGCATCGAGCATTGACCTGATGTTATTACCTGTTTGCTGATGTCTTGCAAGTGCATTCGTATCGAACTGAATTTTATTTGGTTGCATAATCTACTCCTTATCCTGCCATGATTGAATTGAATGCGTTGAGAGCAAAGTTGAGCATGTCCGCAACACCATTGTTTTCGGACAATGAAGCATTGCCTAGAGATGTGTTCATATTCGCAAGACCGTTTGTATATGCGTTGTTTGCATTGACGAGACCACCATAATAATCACTTAAGGAATTCATCAAGTTTGTTGTGTCGGTGTTGTAATCATTTGCAAGTTGGTTCATCATGGTCTTGTAAATGTCATTCTGCGATGCGTAAGCATTTTTCTTTTCTTCGTTGTTCGCATTCCATTCATTAAGGGTTCTTGTTCTGTCTGCGTTGTATCGGTCAAATGCTTTTTCATATTCTTCCGATGCGATTGCCTGTGCTTTTGCATTAAGTGCATTCAAATGGTCGGATGAAAACATATCACCGGCATTTGCCCTTGAATTTTCAATGGCATTCATTGCGTTCTGCACCCTCATTGCGGTTGCAGGACTTGCAAAGTCTTCTACAGTCTTGTCATATCCGAAATGTCGATGGTTTGTATGTTCCCTGATTAGCAAAGTCGTACTTTGCCTTATCGTATTGAGACTTCAATGTATCGTCATGCAGACCTGTTGTCGCATTAAGATATTTTTTTAGGATATCCTGATTTTCCTTGTAATTGTCATTCCAAAGTTCTTTATTCTGTGAAATGTATTTTTGTGCTTCATCGACCTGATCGGAATTTCCGAAACCGAAGAAGTTTGCCATTGATTCAAACATTTTTACCCTCCTTGATTATTTATCTTTTTCCGCAGTCTTAAAGACAGTGACTTCCGCATAGCAATTCTTGGGAAACTGAATCGATGTATCTCCGATTCGCAAGAAAGAGAATCCCAAAGTTCCGTCTTGGTTGTATGTCTTGCATACCAATGTTTTGTCAACCCTTTTGGGAAGTTGGTATTTGCCCTTTTCTGCCCAAATACTCCAAAAAGAACATCGTTCACTCAACCATAGGACATTCCATCCATTTATGGTGTCACAAGACCAGGGACCCGTAATTGCCCCAAGCACATCATTCATTGGTGATGTTCCATTTATCTCCACATTTCGTTTCATTACAAACCTATATACTGAATGTTAGAGGTGTAACCCTGATGGATGAATTCGTCAGAGTCAAATCCATGTCTTCACTGAAAGTCAACTTGATTACACAAAGTCTTTGCATTCCAAGATTTAGGAATCTTACTCGGTAAAAGTATTGACCCGTCTTTCCGCATTCCTCCAAGACTGTGTTTCCGTAGGTGTACCCACCATCTTCACTCACTTCAAGTTGAACTTTGGGAGAAACTTCATAATCGTCAATCGTTCCGCAATTCATTTCAACACCCACTTCATCAAGTGTGAAGTTTTGATAATTGTTAAGAATGACAGGAGTCTGCCTGATTCTGATTAAAGGAACGGATGTCGTTTCGTTCAATTCTTCCCTAAAATGAGTATCATCCAAATAAACAAGTTCACCATCTTTCAGGTGTCCAAATACGGTCTTGTTATTGAACCAAACAGGATAAACAAGATTCCAAGCATGGTCTTTGCCTGTCTTTGGATTTCTTGAACTTCTTTCAGACCATTCCTTTGTCACGATGTCGTAAATAAATGTTCTGTCTCTTTTACCCTCTGCATTTGGAATGTAGATTCCATAAAATGAATGGTTCGAACGGGAATATGAAAAACCAATGATGTTGTCGGTGTCGGATTTGTCCAAGATGTCATCCAACCAAGTGTCACTTATTTTTGAAAATTCAGTTCCGTCAATTGCGAAAATTGCCCTTCCTGAATTCATGCCGTTTGAAACAAAACACACGACATTGTTCACGGATGAAATTGAGTTCGTCGCATCCAGACCAATCTCTCTATTGAATGTGTACGATGTTCTCGTCCATGTTTCGTATTCTGCCGAACCTCTCTGCCAAAACTCAACTGATTTTGGACCGAAAACAATCAAGTTTGGACCAATTGCATAAAGTCCATTGATTGAATCACTGTTGGATTCTCCATTCTTGTATTGCACAACACCATAATCGTCACGGAAAACCCATTGATCGGAATCTACATTATCATAGATAGGGTTTAGACCATCATATTGTACTTGACCATCGACAATCCTTAAAACCTTTCTTGTTGTTTTTGAAAGAGGATAAGGAATTGAGTAATAGGCATAACCTGAACCGACATCGTTAACGATTATTGAACCTGCGACAACCTGAACACTTGCGGGTTTGATGGCAACCGATTCTTGATTGATTTTATTTGGCAAACCGATAGAACGAAGTGAACCACCATTCTTCAAATCATAATACCAAAGATTGAAACCATCGGCAATAAGGAGAAGGGGTCTTTCTCCACCTGTTTCAGCAAATGTGGGATGTGAACCTGTTGCAATTGAACCAACCTCATGTGATTCCCACCTGTAATCGATTCTGAAGACTTTTGAATTGACAACGAAAAATGCATCAGGAACATTCCTGTTAGAATCAAGTCCTACCGATGCGACAAATGAACCTTGACAACCTTCGGAACTGTCCGCAATCTGCATCAACCATTTGATTCCGAGGGATGCTCTTTTGGTAGGTTATCTTTCCGTTCGTTTCGGTGTACATATTGACGGACAGAGCAGACCCCATTTGTGAAGGGAACTTTGCCTTGGTCTGTCCACCTATCAAATTTGAAACCACATTGACCTTGCTCATGCTTACCATCCATTTCCATTCAGTCCGTTGTAATAATCATCAAGATAGGACTCTCCAAGATGACTCCACACAATCGGTCTATTGGAATTATTGACCCTCTTTATCAGGTCTTTCTGTTCCTCAAAATCTTCCTTAAAAACATTTACCCATTCACTCAACTTGTATCTTATTGCAAGTCGGTAGGACAATCCTGTGAGAAGAAGACTTCTGTACATATCCTGCAACTGCAAGACGGATGTCAAATCAATGTCCTGAATGTCTTCAATGAAACAGACCTTATAATCATGCACCCTTTGGGAATCAAAGGTTATAACACCCTTCAAAACCCCATATTCGTATTCATAAAGGTTGTTATTTCTCCAAATGGGATTCTGATAGGTCGATTGTTCAACCCACGCAAAATCATATTGTCCAACTTGGGTACATCGGTAAATTGTATCTGTGTCAATTGCCCATGCATAATATCCGTTGATGACATAGGTTGGGTCAGGAAACTCGTCATAGGAATCAAATTGACGGACACTTGGTTTCAATGACTTGTCCTTGATTGCTTTTTCATCAAAAGTGACATTGTAGGTGTACTGGGTTGACAAAGATTTGTTTCCGCAAGCAAGGATTGTTTCAAGATTTGATTTGAAAAGATGCACATATCGGTTTCCAACCTTTCGACCGACTGCTTTAATCGTTCTTGGAACATTATTGATTCTTATATCAAACGATTCGGAATTGCCTATTGTGATTGTTTGTCCGTGCATTCACATCATATACACGGATATTATCGGCAATATATTCTTGTGTGTTCAATACCGAAATCAAGTCTTTCAATTCGTTAAGACCTGTTGTTGCCCTTGTTCCGTTAACTGCTTGTCCATCTCCAACAAGACCACATCTTGTAAAAGCATTTTGAATCAAGTCATTTACATTTATTGCCATTTGCATTACCTCAATGTATTTATTCAAAAGCAAAATTGGCAGGGTTTCAAAACCCTGCCAATCTCATTTAGGAGAAAACAAAGTGTTTATTTCTTGATGTACAAGAGAGACTGTCTGCGAGCATCAGGTACACCTGCGGCATACGGCAAATCAAGTCTTACAAGTGACTGCATGTTCTTACCGTCACCGTACTTACTCATCTTGACACTTACACCATCGACTGTCACGGTTTCATTTTCAGAACCTGGCAAGTCCGCAAAACGATAAGTATCAAAAGCAAGAGCATCGTCTTCACGACATACACCAACATAATATGATGCTCCCGAGGTCAATACAGGAGTCGCATCGAAACCTGTGAAGGAACTGTCAAACCATGCATTCGGATTTCCGTAATTGTCAAACTTCTTGCCACTTACAGTATCATGCAAAGTCGCACGAATTGGTGCAATGGAACATTCATTTGATGCATTTGCATCGGATGTGAGAATGACGGTGTAATCCTGATCGGTCGGCATTCCATTAACATCGACAACCTTCAAACCATCAACGGTGAATGCTTCACCCTTCTTGCCACCGGCACATACAACGGTATCGATTGGTTTATAACCGATAACGACAGAACTGAAATCATCTGTGCCACTTACAGCAGTTCCTGTGATTGTACATGCGGATGCCCCTGCCTTCACGACAGGAAGACCTGGGAGAGTGACCTGTGAAGCATTTGCGTATTCACCCAAATAATTTCTGCCGTAGATTTCCTTTTGGATAGAATCAGGAATGAAGTTTGCGAGACCACCCGCAGCAATCTTTCCGTTCACGGTTGGAGAATTGAAGAACACCTTCGTTCCACCAACGGAAAGTTCCATCAACTTATTGCTTGCTTCGGAAAGACCTGCAAAGTTTGCGGATTCGGATACGGTTGCCTGAACTGCATTGAAGATTGTTGAATCGATAACATCCTTCTGTACTTCCTGTGCCAACTTTGTACCACGAGGAATTGCGATTTCTTTCTTAAAATCCTCAATATTGTTCAACTCATCCCAAGCATCAATTTCAACAGAGGTATTCTTGTTCTTGCATTCAATTTCCATCTCCACTTCTGTAATGGAATCAGGATTTGCTTCAAGACCATCTACGACCTTGCCTGCATCGGGAATGTAAACGGTATATGTGTTACCGATACTTCTTTGACTTTCGTTCTTCTTCGGACAGGTAGGACTTGGACTTTTTCACATAATCCATATTATCCTCTACGACTGCCTGAATCATTCGTGTTTTCTTGTTGTTAGAAAATTCGTTTGCCATTTTTTCCTCTTTATAAATGTGTGAATATGATTTACTCAATCGATTTTTCTTCAATTCACTGTCCATTCAGTGAGTCCGAAGTTTGCAATTCTTCGAACTTTTCCCCATCTTTGATGGGATGGAAAAATTGGTTCTTTACTTCTGCCAATTAAAGAGTTGGATATTGGCAGAGAAGCAACTTCTGCCAAATCCCTTGTATTTATAATTCATCATCTTCGACGAATGAAATTTCTCAATTCATCGGGATTCGTAAACAAATCGGTTGTATTCTTTCCCGTTGAAAGTCCGGGTTTTCCAATAACCTTGCTTACATCGACATTTGCGGTAGGTGCTTTTGCTTCTTGCTTACCTTTACCAAGTTCCTTTTCATAGAGTTTGATTTCCAAGATTCTGCTCAATGGGTCTCCCTGTGAAAAGATTGTCTTGACCAATTCGGGTTTTGTTGCCAAGTCATAGAGCAATCGAGGACCATTGGGAGAACTCTGAATGTACTGCGAAACGAACTGTTCCTTGTCCATCAACTCTTCCAAACCATTGTCAAATGCACTCTGAACGACATCGACATAATCATTTCGTTCCTTTTCTGTCGGGAAGCATTTCTCGATTCTTTCACTTATTTCTAAAGACCTCTTGAAGTTTTCTTCTTCACTCTTTCTCTGTTTTGCGTATTCCTTGTCCTTTTCGGAAAGAATCTTATTCATTCTGCTTTGGACGATGTAATCGATGTATTCGTCATCAGTCTTGAACGAATCCCTTTGCTTCGGTGTATTTCCCTGTGGATTTTCGAGTTTTTCAAGTCTTGATTTGAGTTCTTCGAATTCCTTTTGTCTTTCAGAAAGTTGGGTTTCATACCTTGCTTTCTGCTTTGCCATCTGTTTCTTGAGTGAATAGGTTGCTTTATCGACATCACTTATCTTTGATTTGTCAACCCTTGTTTTTTCCTCGATCGGTTGAGCATCCTGTGATTCGTCCTTATTCACATTCTCTTGTGTATTTGGGGTTTCCTGCCCGACTTCTTCTGAATTTGTATTTTCATCGGATTTAATGTCATCCATGACCTTATCCAAATATGCCATAGACCTTCTCCTTCATTGTGGTCTTACGAAAATGAAGGAAAGTGACCATTACTCTCCTTCATTTTATTTATTTCAGTCATTGACATTGCCAAGTACTGAATAGGCATACATTCGGTTTTCTTTGATGCTAGTCTTTTTCTCGTAAAGGACATCTTCATCGCAATAGGTCAATGCGACTGCATCCGCAGTATCGGGGGAACGGTTGATAATCAACTTTATTTCCGATTTTGGCATGAGTAAATACTTGTCGTTCTTGTCAAGCATATATCTCGTATTAAGCAATTCCTCTCTTAATTCCAAATCATCGACAAAAAGACCGTTCCTGATTGCTTTTGCAAGGTTGAAATACATTTCTGCCCTTTTGTTTGAGTAGGATTCATTCTTTGCCCTGCTTGCAAAGGGAATAAGACTCACATTATCGTATTCCCTTCGCAGAACTGCGTAATATCCTTCTCCATAACCCATGTCGATATTGATTTCAAGGACATCATCGGATGTGAACCCGTTTTCATGGAGTTTCTTTTTGAGTATTGACGAACACTCGAATGGGTCGAGTTTGTCATACTTGGAAATGTCCACAATCTTATTGCCCTTGCGAATGCAAATGACAGACTTATCCCTTCCTTGTCCTGACCCGTCAATACCTATCTTGATGGGGTAATTATGACTGTTGTCGATGAGTGATAAGGGAAAGTCGAGTTCCTTCAGAATACAACTGTCATCATAGGCATCGAGAATCTCTCCATAGATTTCCTGTCTTCGCATCGCATCATCGGTGATTGCGTTCATTGACAGTTCAAGGGATTCTTTAGATAAGAAGGTGTTGTCTGCCATCTTTGCCGTAAAGACATCAATGACTCCACTTGCGATACCGTCTTTTACCCACTTATCCCAAACACTTCCTTTTCTCGGTGTTGAACAGAATCGAATCTTTGGAACGAAATTTCCTCGGCAACAGGGTCCAGCAATTGCGAGAATGTCGGCAGGGGCAAGGGCAAGTTCGTCAAGGACAAGCAACTTGCATTCGGTCAAACCACGACAAGATTCGCAGTTTTCGTAACTGTACCCATAGACAATCCCATTCCCGAAGGAAATGGTCATTGAACCCTTGTTGTATTGAGGGTTCAAATGAAGGTCTTCAAACCTCTTTAATATTTCATCAAAAAGGTTTTGTGAAAGTGACTTGTATGTTTGACTGAACGCAAGGACTTTTTCTCCATTCAGGAGAGCAATTGCGACCAACCATGAAATAATGAAGGTCTTACCAACTGCACGACCGAGAATAAATCCCTGCTATACTCTTTTTCGATTCATAGAGTTTCCTTTGGACAGGAAGCAACTTGATTTCATATTTCATCGTTATGCATCCTTGATTGTCAATTCAATCTTGGAATCTGAATCAACCTTCAAGTTTTGATCGGCAGTCAAGTCAACGACCTTGCTTTCACTCCATGTCTGCTTATATCGTCTTTTGAGGACTTCAAGATGTCGCAACTGACCCTTCTTTATGTATGTTTCCGCAAGCAAGTTTTCAATCTTGAAACGCATCTTGTCGAACCAAAGATTGAATTCATAGAGTTTCTGCTTGTATGCTTCCGAAAGACTTTTGATATTCGGATTTGGGCAAAGTGATACATACGAGAACTGCAAAGGCAAATATTCCTTGATGTAGAAGCAAAATCTTTCGAACTTGGTCAAAGAATCGACTCCATCTTTGCAAAGATGCGGATTCAAGTGGAAATTAAGGACTGCAATACAAATTTTGGAATTGACAGAATCATCACAAAGACTTGGTTCCTTGATTGTCTTCATCAACCAATCAATGATATCCATTTTCATCCTGCTATTGGGGGTAGGAATGTTCTTTTTGAGTTTTCTTCCATCAACCATTTTGGAATTCTGAATTTCCTCCGAATTCGGTAAATGTGACCATTGTGCCATTTTAGAATCCTCCTCGTCTTTCTCTTGCATATTGCTCGAATAAATCTGCAACATGATTCAATTTCTCATTCAAATCTTTTAACAATGCAATTACACATTTGAAATCATCTTTATAAGAATCTTTGATTTCCTGTTTTTTCATAATTTCAACCTTCCAATAAGTATTTATTCCATTTCATTACATACAACATAATTTCTTCTATGAAATTGGTTTATTTTTGTTCAATAACAAAAGAGGTAACTTATGAAAGATTTATCACTCATTGAACAATTGGTTCAGGAACTCACAACCAACGAAAAACAGGTACTTCTCAATCGTCTGACTTCAGTCCGCAGAAAGAAAGAGAAAGAACCTGAAATCTATGATGTTGAAAAACTGATTCAGGACACCAGATTCCAAGAGGATGTCTGTGTACATTGCGGTTGCACACATACCGTCAAATACGGCAAAGTCGGGGAACACCAAAGATACCGTTGCAAAGACTGTGGAAAGACATTCATTTCAACATGCAGAAGTACATTTTACAGGACGCATTTGGATGTTTGGCAATTAAGAGAATATCTCGACTGTTTGATGCTCGGTTTGACAATCAGAAAATCAGCATCAAGATGTGGAATTAGCATCAGGACTTCTTTCAGGTGGAGGCATCGAATTCTCGACCTTTTGGAACATCCTAACAAGGATGTAAAACTCAAGGGTGTTGTGGAAGCAGATGAAACCTTTTTCAAGATTTCATTCAAGGGAAACGCAAAGAATCACATCCTTTTTTATGGGAGAAATGTTGAAGAGAGAAGGGAATACCGCAAGAAACACCCCTTGTCAAAAAGGAATGCGATGAAGGAACATGTTTGTGTCTGTTGCGGTGTAAGCAAAGACAAGACATCTCTTTCGAGGGCAACAAACATCAATACTGTAACCTATCAGTCACTCCACAGGACTTTTGATGAAACCCTCGACAAGAATGCTTTATTGTGTTCCGACAAACATCGTGCATATAGAGTTTTTGCGGAAGACAATGATGTGAACTTATTGCAATTCAAGGGGGATAAGACGGAAGCAAGGACTGGAGAATTCAATATCCAAAGAATCAACCATTATCATGCTTCGTTGAAAATGTGGATGCACCGTTTTTACGGTGTCGCATCCAAGTATCTGAACAATTATTTGCTTTGGTATAATTTCATCTTTTATACTCGCAATTTGACTTCAATCAATGACCTATTGCGACTGTTTGCAAAAGAGGTCAATGATGATAAGATTTCCGATGTTCAAAAGAGGTTCTATTTCCCACCGACATTGCATTAAAGCAGGGTGGTTCAATCAGCAACAGGAAAAGTGTATTTTAAGTGTAATAATAAGATTTCAATATAAGATATAAAAGACATATATTAAAGAATCTATTATTACACCTAGAATACAGATTTTTGATTTGCTGTTGTGGCAGGGTGCATAAGCACCCTTTTTTGATGCTTAAAATCCGCATCAATCCAAAGTTCAAAAAGGTATCAATATTGCAACCCAAATTGGTTGCCAAAATCCGCATCAGGATTTTAATCAA